GCTTGACGTATTTCCGGTGGTAGCGTGTCAACGTTTGTATTTACGTCAAGATAATACAACCTTACATCTCCCAAACGTTGGCTATAAAGTCGCACAGATCCTTGACCTACGTTCAGCATAGTCAACCCGTACCAGGTGGAAGTATCATACTCTACGTGTACCAGCACATGTGTGGCTCTTGATCTTGTCACTACAGACAAGTATGCACCTCCGACAGCAACAAATACAGGAATGAATTTGCTTGACGCTGCCCGTAGAGACCTCGGTGCTCTACGCCCACCATTATGAGCCCTAGCGGCTTTAGGCAGCGACGGGTCAACGTTATATAACGTAACCTCGTCACCCGGGCTCGGACCTAAAGCCTGCGTGCGGGGCGATTCTAGTCTTCGCCCACATCTCGTGCATCTTGTATCTCTGGCTCTGGTGGGATCACCCCAGCCTGAACACGTTCGACAAATTGAAAATCCGCCTCACGCCTGTCGATGAAACCACGAAGCTGTCTTAGGTGTTGACCAACCATTATACGGACTGTTGCAGGTGAGGTAAGCCCCCCGGTCGCACCGTATTCACAGATCATGTCGGCCTGTTCCCTCCGAGGGAGACTAACCATCTGAGAAGTTATTGAAAAGTTAAAGTCAACCGTCCCTCGGTAGAATTGAGCGTGTATGGGAGGGAGAGATATGAATCGGTTCTGCCGGGGTTCAAGACCTGTTACAGTAATTGTTTCACCCAAATACTCATCTTTCACCATCAGAGGCCAAGTCCAAGATGACTCGTTCGGTGCATAGGGCCGTTTCCCATTTACTAGCTGCGTAGACGTGCTTATGTTGATGTCGTACCCACATAGCCTACTCGCCCATGCCCAGTGCCACAATTGGTACGGCGTAGCTTTCCAACCTAACCTGTTTCGCTCCAACTTGCTCGCGTCTATAGACCCCCTCAGGGTGAAGGGTGTCACGTCCTTAAATGGATTCAGCGGTAACAGCAAAGTGGGCACACCGGCAAAAGGTGTTCTTTCGACGACTATGTATTGTACGTCGTGTTCTTCAACTATTCCGTAATTGGCTATAGCTCTCGCATCTTGTGCAGTAACTCGAACACGTCTCCCAGCAACTGGTCTATCAAGTCGGTTGGTGTGCGTGAACGCTATTCCTGACATACCACTTAGAGGTATCGGGTGTCTCAAAGCTTCTGACGCTGCAGCTGGCAGATACATCTGGGGGCTCACAAACATAGACTCCGTAGCAAATAGATCTGTCGGATTCTCCTCGACATTATAGCGTAGAGACCGTACAGCTAGACCTGTCTGATATGCCTGCGCATATATGTTAGCGAGGAGCAGTATTCTCTCCTGCTTGGCATTTAACATCCGCCATTCTGCCAAAGCCCTGTGTGATACAAATGCTTTTTCGCCTTCGTTGAAGAATGGGTACCTGCCACGTACAGCTTCGAACCTTGGTAACACTACTTGCAGCTCTTCATCAAGCCAGACATGTCCCTCTGCTGTTGCCGGGACCATCTGTGCCATCATAGAGACGATGACGTTTAGGGCGACTGAGAAACTACCATATAAGCCGTTGTGCGCTACATAAGACAGTAGTGTTCGCCAAGATTCTCCTGATGTCAATGTTGGGGGCATTGGCTCAATGTTAGGCCCCTCTCCAATGAACTCAACAAGTCCTCCTACTTGCTGGGCCCTACGGT